TGTATCTCTTGCGCTAACTTGATAAAATGTATAAACTTGTCGGTATCTACATTTCCGCTCAACGCTGTATTCTTTACTAAATCCGCTCTTTTTATAAATAGTGCTGTTGCCATTATTCTAGTTCTTCTATTTGTTTATCAACGCTGTCTCCCTTTGAGTTTTCATCCACATTCCCATCAGACTTTTTAACACCAGTTTCCTTCTCTATTTCAGAATCGGTAGCTGCATTTGTTAAATCTGTAAACTCTAACGGTTGTAGTGTTTTGAAATATATATCCAACTCAATCCCATTAAATTCTAATATTCTCTCCAATTCGTCAAGGATAGTTACTTGCATAGGTCTGATAACAGTATTGTCCATAAGCAATGAAGCTGTTTGCAATTCCTCTGCGTTATTACCTAAACCTGAATTATCTTTAATCCCTACTAACATCGGAGAAACGATGCGGTGGGAAACCATTACCTTCTTCATACTCTCATCCGATAGGAATTGATATTGTTGGTGAGCATCGTTCAATACTACTGGGTCTATTGTAGCAGCTAATTCTTTGCTATCGTTAAAGGCTAAGATAAACTTACCGGCATTACTACTCCCACTAAACTTCTCATATATTGCTCTTTCAATAGCATCTCTCTGCTCTTTGTCAGGAGTACCATTATTGAAGTTAATCAACATTGATGGTTGAAGTCCGTTCTGAATATTGTTAATGTGGTAGTTTGCGATTTCTTCTTCAAGCTCGGCATATTGTAACCCCCCTTGATAATCAACAGGACTATAGTAATAGAATCCGGCACGATATGGTCTAATATAAAGTATCTCTAATGGTTCTTCGCTAAAGCCAAATGCAGGTATTCTTTTAGGTTTATCTGTTTTCTTTACGCTCTCCCAATCGTTGCTAAAATAGTACCCCCGAATTTCGCCGTCCATAGACTTCTCGGCTCTCAACATCTCAATAGGCATGTGGGCTACTTGAACAATCTTAGTTCTGTCTTTGCTGTATATAATCTGTAGAGCAGCTTGACCCATCATCTTGTAATCGTAGCAAACCTTTTTCATACAATCCTTCTTAAAGAGCTGCTTCATTTCTTCGTATTCCTTGGGTTTTTCCTCCGAATCCGTTGCCTCTAGTCCTCTACCATAAATCATTTCTGCGATTCCATTTACCGCAGCGTTATTAGTTGGCGACCCATTGTATCTGTCAATCAAGTATTGGAAGTACATATTATCGTCTCCATACTCAATCCAGTCATATCTTTTGGTTTCTACTATTGCCGGGGCGGTATAGGAGGAAAGATTAACTACATGAATAGAATCCTTCGCTTTACCGATTGCATTTTGTGGTTTTCTTTTAGCCATTACATAATTATAAATTCGTTATCGAAGCTATCTTCCTCGATGTATTCTTCTTTGTTGATGAAGTATTTGTCTAAACTAGCTTGATTGCTACAGTAGATTAATCCTTTGTATATTTCCTCGCTATCTTCTTCTGAAAGTTCAACGGTATAGGTATAGAGACTATCCTCAACTAGCGTAAACTCACCAGTCAATACCATATAATCTCCATTAAGCGTTTTTGTGGGTACTATTGTTGTAGTAGTCCTAGTGGATTTATCGTACAACTTTATGATTGGATTGTCAGCATCCTTCCTTGGGATGATGGTCAACGCTTGAATTCCTGATGTTGGTAATATTTCCATATACAAAATAACCCAACATTATTGAATTGTTTTTCTATTGACAAAAAAAAGGGGCATATAGCCCCCCTTTCTTATCTAGTACAGAATGTTACTAAGCACTTCTTTGTGTAGAAGCAGTATCTGTAGCACTAACCATCCCTGCGAATGGGTCAGCAGCAGTAGCTCCGGTTACAAAGTTGGGCATAGTAATTTCGTTAGCTGTAAAGGTCAATGTGTACCCATTCATATCCCCCATAGCAGTACCAGTAACGGCAGTACCGCCAGTTACTTCACCACCATGCTCTCTACCAACTAATAGTAAACTTCCATCAAACGTCTCAATAAAGATATGGGGTCTGCCATAAGCCATTAGCTTCAACTCCTTGTTGTCTTCTTTTGTTAGTTTGTGCAATGTTACGTTCACAACTTGCTCAAAGAATGTTGTTCCATTCTCTAAAGAGCTATTAATATTTGTTTCCAAGGAAGAATTTCCCTTGACATCGTATGTGTGGTAGGTAAAAGTCCCATCCATATCAGTAACTTCATCGGAAGTACCCAAAGTAATTGAGCCTAAATCTCCGTAGTCAACGAAATGAATTTTTCTAATACCACCTACAGCATCCTTACAGGGTTTTAATCTTCCACCAGTTAAATCACAAGCCATAGTATTTTTTTTTATTAAAAAAGGGATAGGCAGATTTAGCCACCTACCCCTTCTTGTTATTGATTATATTTATTAGTTTGCAGCGTTAACGATACCATAGGTAACGATGTCCTCTACAACTCCGTACTGTACTCCTGCGGTAAAGCGCATGATTACACGAACGTTTTGACTACCATCTAGGTCAGCCATATCCAAAACTTTCACGAGGTTGTGGTCTGATAAAAGTCCAGTACCAAAGAAAATGTTAGATTTCTCTACAGCTACAGCGGTGTTGTCAGCAAGTCCATTTGCTACAAATAATTTAACACCATCAAAAGAAAGTGCGCCATTATTCCACCATTGAGTACCTTGCGCATTCACACCATTAGCACCTAATCCGGCAGCTCCAAACCCACCTAAAGCTCTTACATAAGCTCTGGCGATGTTTTGAGAAACGTAGATATACAAATCTTCTTTTCCGTAGATAGTAGAAGGAATCGCATCAACGATTTTTCCTAGCTCGTCAATTACGTTTAAGGCGGTAATTGAAGTTCCTGTTACTTCGTTTGCAGTAGGCAAAAGAGCATCAGCAGCTAACAATGAGGTTAACCCATCAAATTGTCCGTTAGTTGCATTTAAACCAGTCCAAATAGAGTTTTCAGTACGTTGAGCAACTTTAGCTGCAACATGACCAATCAAGAAATCAGAGAAAGAAGGAGGCAAGTCGCTATAAGCGGAATATCCCATTTGGATAGCTTCCCAGTCTTGTACGAAGTCTTTTTTACAAAGTTGTAAATTAACTTGTAATTCCTTTGGAGTAAGGATTCTTTCGGTAAGCGATAAAGCAGATGTTGAATCGAAGTCGCAAGTTCCATTTTTTACGATGTCGTCCACAGATACTTTTTTGATTACCTCTTTTAGTTTTACATTAGGTTTTACAGTAATACCACCGTTTGCGATAGTAGAACCTTCCAATAATGCAGCAGCAATATACTGTCCGGCAAATTCTCCGGCATAAGTAGTGCTAATAGTAGTTGATGTTGCCATTTTTTGTTTTTTTGGTTATTATTTGTTGTTAGTAATTCTTGCCATCACTCGGTCTAACGTAGTGGTTGGTTTGTTTTGTCCGTAACTAAATTTCATTTTAGTTTCTGTTTTAGCTTCCGGATCGTGCTTGATTGGAGCAGCAGCAGGAGCTTTAGACAATTCGCTAACTTGTTCAGATAGGTTTTGTTTTTCAGCTTTTAAAGCACTAAGCTCTGCTTTTACTTGGTCAAGTTCATTTTGTAATTCTTCGCTTGAAACAACAGCCTCTAAGGATTGAGGTTCTGCTTCAACTTCCTCTGATACCTCGGGAGCAGCTTCCATTTGTTCGGGAGCAGCTTCTTCGGACAATTCAGTAGTTTCTTCTTGCACTTCTTCTACAGCTTCGCTAACAGCTTCAACAACTTCCTCGCTTACTTCCTGATTAGAAAGTTCCACTTGGGCTTCATCTTCTTTTGTTAACGCAGACAATTTTTGAAGTATTTCGTTTAAAATAGTCGTTGCGCTCATAATAATTATTAAGATTTACTTAAAGTAATTATTGATAAAAGCTGTGTTAGATTTTCCCTATTCCTTGACCCTGTAAAGAACCATCGCAGCATTTAGATGAGTACGTTTTATTATCCTTACAGATGCAGCCTCTTTTACCTCCTTTTGGTGAGGTTCTTGATTCGGTATATTGCTTTCTCTTTTTTATCATATCGCTGCATTTTGTGTTCGTTGTATAAAATATATAATATCCCAAACCTTAGCAGAACCACCGTCAGCCATTATCTTAATATCTACACCATCACTCACAAAAGTTGCATCGGTATAATACTGGATTACTTCGTGAAAATTCTGCGTGGTATCATTACCTTTATAAAAGCCCATTGTTTTATGTACTCTTTCAATTTGCCCCGAACCAACTAATTTCAAATCCAAGTGGGTTTGATTTGCATTTGCTGCCGAAGCTGAAAGTACTATTGTTACTACATATACATCGTTTTCATTTACTCCTAAAAGTTTATTAGTTGCTGTATTATAGAAGTTGATACTAGGATGGCTCTTTATTGTGTTGCCACCGTTATTGGTCAATGAAACCTCAACTCCATCAACTAGGTTTAGTTTTGCTGCTGCTGTATAAATTGTATCATCATATCTAGCCCAACCCAATGATGTTGATTGTGTTTGCGGATATACAACGACTTGCTGCCCATTATGACCCATATACAAGGCATCAGAAGTGTGGAGCATAGCCCCATCCTCTACGTTTACACTATTTACCTCTGTAATATCCGTATGTTGTACGTGAACTCTATACGATGTGTTTTTTTCAGTCCCCATCTATTTCTCCTAATGATTTAAGTTTGCTCTTTGACCAAGATAATGCAGACTTTCCTCCCCAAGCATCATACATCAATTTGCCACATCCGTCAGAATAGCTCTTAGAGGCATCTAAATCTCCTGCATGGCGAGAAAGGAAGCTGTACATTCTTTTTATCGTAGATACCGTTAGATTCTCTTTATTTGCCAACTGGGAGGCTCTACGTTTCCCCACAGCAGTCCCACAAGAACCCCAACCGTTTTTATCAGCATATTCCAATGCTCTTTTAGCGTTATTTGAAACGCTGCTAGGGTAATCACTAAAAGTCTCTAATTTTAGTCTTTTAGATGCAATGAAGTCAGCCATTTCGATTAATATTTCTTCGGCTTCGGTTTCGCTCATCATGTCAACAGCCCCCATATTAACCTTGTCCGTAAAGTACCCCTCAATGGAGAATCCCTTGACCTTACCGGTCTTAACATAGTCATTCCAAACCTCATCATTATTGACCTTCATAGACACCATCCAAGTTCCGATTGGTAAGTCCATGTCGTACTTTCTGCTCTTGTCGTGGGTTTCATCCTCAATAATCCAACTCTCAACAACACTAAGCCCATTTAATTCAGCCTCATGTTCCAACGTTGACTTGTTTTGGTTGCCCCTCATCAAGAATAATTCAGAAGCCTTTCGTACAGTATCTTCTGAAAAGTAGATGTAATACTCATCCTCTCCGTCCGCTCGATAGATATTTTTATTGGGTACTAAAGCAGCCCCCATAAGGATTTTCTTTTCCTTGTCAACCTCCGCTAACTGGACTTTGCTTTGTTCGCTCAAAGCTATAAAGTTCTCTTGAATTGCAGGGCGGTCAACTATGCTTATAGCTTCTATCCCGGAGAACAATTCGTTTTCGTCAATAAGTAGTTCTATTATTCTCATATTATTAAATTAACCATTATAGTGATGCTGTGTTTGTAACAACTCGGTCAAGCTCTTGTTGGTTTGTCATATCTCTACTGACTACAAATGCTTTTATAGGTTGATTTTGCTGCATTGATACAGATTGAGCCAACTGTGATTCAGGTGAAGCTCCGACCACATTGAAGTCAGGTGCTTCTACTTGAACATTGCTCTTAGGCATAGAACTAGCTCCGGATTTATCTGCGGAAAGTATAGACTTAACACTTGCTAAACCTTGTATTATTGCAACCCCTCTTGCTAATTCAGCTCTAATAGGGGATGATGAGGTTGGTATTGGCAAGAATTGAGATTCATAAGCCTTTTGAGCAGCACTATAAGTAGATATTAAAGTAGATGTTACTGCTAATCCCCTTCCTACTTCCGTTTCCCTTCCAACTACACCAGACAACGCAGTAAGCCCATTAGCGATAAGCTCGAAAGATTGTACTCTAGCATTTGCTTCCGCATCCGCTATCTTCATTCTTATTGCCGATTGTTTTATTTCATCTTGAGTTATTTGAGACTGTAATTCAGCCCTCTCTACCGCATTTAAAGTTTCGCTGTCTAGGAAATGTTTATTTGCTTCTATCCTCGAACTAAGAGCCATCTCTTGCAGTTTCAATCTTGCTCCTGCTCTCTTACCCTCTATCTGTTCTGTTAAAAGACTGTTCTCTAATTCTAATTTTATTCTATCTCTGTAGTTAAGAGCTTGTTGTTCGTTTGCCTTGTCTTGTTGGTCTAATCTAAAGGTGCTAATTAAAACTTCTGTTTTTCTATTTACAGCAACTAAAGCTGTTTGCAATTCTTCGGCAGCCTGTATTTTAGTTTCTTTAAATTGTTTTTCCGTAATTAAACCATCCTTTAGTCTTTGAGCCTGTGCCTCTATAAACGCATCCCTTTCTTCTCTTAACTTTTGTTTTTCCAAGAAAGCAAAGTCTCTTATTTGAGCTTCTTCATCAGATGTTAAAGCATCTCTTAGTGTCTTTCTTGCTTGGAATATTTCTTGAGTAAATCTTAGAAAATCTCTTTTGTATCTTTTTTTGCCCTTCTCATCTTCTTTAGGCGGTGTTAGAACAACGCCTCTTTTTCTTAACCTCTCTATTTCTTCATTCAAACTCTTTATCTCAAATCGTCTTTGAATTATATCTTGTGCAAATTGTGCCAAGGCAGATTGATTAACATCCCTGCCTTCTTCGGCAGCTTTAGCTAATTCCTTATCTTGCTTTAGTCTTATGTTTTTTATCTGCGTTTCTTCCCTGAATATGTCTAATAATCTAAATGATATTTCAAGCCTTGCATCATTAGCAATAGTTTCGTCTTTTATTATGTCGGCATTTTGCACTCCAAATTGATTGAATCTTTCAAATATTTCCTCTAAAGCAACGTCTGTTGAGTCTAATAACTGAAGTCCATTCTGAAAGTTTCTTATGAAGTCAACACTAAAAGAATCGGCTAATCCTTCCGCTTGACCGGCAAGTAATTTTCTTTTGGCTAAGTTTTTTTCTACTTCTTTTGTGTTTTCCCTAAAAGCAGCAGTTTCTTCTTCAACTGCAGATTTACTTTTCTTAAACGCTTTTTGTAATTTTGGTAAAAATGATATTAGTAATTGAACAGCTATTAATACACCGCCAACACCAAAGATTGATTTCCCCAATTCCCTTAATGAAGCTCCAAATCCCCCTGCATTTTGAGCTGAAATTTGCATCAAACTAACGATTTGACCCAAGTTATTCGCCATACCCTGAAAACCGTAGGAAGCATCAGAGGCAAGTCTTGATGTTTCTAGTAATATTGCATTATTAAGTCCGCTAGTCGCTTTGTGTCCTTTGAGCGATGCTTCTGCTTGAAGGGCAGCAGCAGCCTCTTGTTTTAGTGATGTTGCTACAGCAAGGTTACTTATTTTTAGCTTTTCAGCCTCAATTCTAGCTAACCTCTCCGCTTGGGTGAGTAACCTTAAATCCTTGGTTACTTTTGCTGCTCCATCACTAACTTTCTTCGCTCCGGTTTCAATTACTTTTACCTCAACAGCTATAATCTTCTTATCTGCCATAGTATTGTCTTTTTAATTGTTCCTTAACCCCCTTAAAATCGCCTACAGCTTTATATTTGCCCTTTGCTATATCGACATTCTCCGATACTCCGTACCATTCGCTAATCGAAAGTAATTCTAGTATTTGTTTTATCATTGTACTATTTCATCAAGGGTTATATTCAGTAATTCTAGTGTTGTCTTGCCGGTATTAAGATTGCTTGTTATTGAATTAATCCGAAACACCTGATCCTGTATCTTAATTTGGTCGTTTAATTTGTAATTAACGATAACACTAGGTGGCAATAATGCTGTTACCTTAAACATTCTTTTAGTTGGATTAAACACGCTCTCAACATAGCTTTTGTAGAATACATTGTATAGTGAGTTTGTTCTCTCACCGTAGTTTATCCTCTGCCATTCGTCAAATTCTTGGTCGAAGTTTAAAGAATAACTAGGAGGGGTGTCTGCATCTCCGGCATTACTGCTATTTGAAGGTCTCCAATAACTTGTCAATCCTTCGTTTTGAGGCAAGCCATCTTGATCCAAGTAGAGATAGTTTATTTGCTTTGTGAGACCGGTCTGTAAAATACCGTAAAATATAAGGGGCTTTATAAGCAGTTTGTCGTAGTCTCCTTTTGGGAATATTGTTGGATATGCTGTTTCGTCTCCCGGAGTCTCTGAAAAGTCCCCTGTGGCACAATAACCCCATTGTATGTCGGTTTCTGAATCACCACCTAACGGTGAGTTTGACGTATCTAATATTCTCTCGTACTTTAGATGGGAAAAAGGCAGTTTAAGCTCGTATTTAGTACCCCTATCAATAGTATATTCTTTGGTAATTGGATTCTGAAATGCGTTTCTAACATTGAATTCAGCATCTCCAAACACCTCATTGAATTGCTCGAAATGATTCTCCATCAAAACCGAGTTTGTTTCCTCATATTGAAACTTTATATCGGTAAAGGGCAATACAGAATCAACGGTGTGTTGCGTAGTGTCAAGATACTCGTCAATATCAATCATGCCTCCATAGTGGCTGTATCTGCCATCTAAATAGAAGTTGTCTAGTGTGTCAATGTATATCTTACCATTTTGAGGTATTCTTAAATCGTGTATAAAGTACGCTGTTAGATTGAATTGCTTAAATAAACCAGTAAGAAAGTCGATAACTTTCATCTTTGGCATACGCTCTTGCAAGAACATCTTTACTGCGGTACTTATATTTGTGTTTGTCGTATAGTCAAACTGAACGTTTGGAGCAAACGGAACAATCCTAGTGAATGACACATCAACGGAAACTACGTTTAAATCGCTTTCCGATATAATATCTACTTGTATTTGCTCATCTGTTGTATATAGAAGTTCTTGGCTAGAATAAAAGAAAGTAGATAAACTAGCTGTCTCATTATCCTCGGAGTTAAATGTTTTCTCTTTTGTTGAACCGGTAGTTAGATTTTTTATTACTATCTTGTATTTTACAGGGTCAAGCCCCAATACAACCTCCGTATCTACATCGACTCTCCAAGCAGAGCCATTAAGCCCATTTATTTGCTGTACATTTACTATAGTACCAGTAGAATCTATTGATATTATTTCGTTTTCAGTACCAATATATCCTCCAACGGTGTATTTGTGAAGCCATTCCTCATCATCGTCAATATCTGTTATGTTCCCACTCTTACTGTTGACCCACATATATAAATTACTGAACGCTTCTGAATTAAAGAAGGTGCTTCTGTTTACTCCGGGAGTGGTTTCTATGTCTCTAGTAAAACTTATTCCATATTTATCCTCAATAGCCTCGATTATATGGGCTAACTTGATTCCGGGTTTTAAATCTTCATATTTAAGCCCCTTCATAACATTATCAGGGAAACTCGTGTTTTTATATAAGTTTCCATCCGCATCTAATACCGAACTAGGAAATGGTTCAGAAGAATTGTAAAATAACCTTTTTTTAGACGTTATTAGTGGGTATATAATTGAGTTTTCATAAACAGTACCATTAATAAGGAAGTCTATGCCCTCTGTTAACCCACTTTTAACAGTATCGTTGTCAAAATCATGGTTAAAATTGCTCAAATATGGTAAATCGGTAAGCTCATCATCGCCAATCATGTCTTTTAGAGACACGGTTGACCCATAAAACGTCAAAACATAACCGTGGGGCTTGTCTTGCTTCATATTTACACTATTTAGAAAAACCTTTCCCTCTCTAAATGGCATATAATTGAGATTCAGCTTTGCTTTTTTCTTTTTTCGAGAATCGTAGGCATTGCCTGTAATAAAGTAGTTGTAAAAGTGTCTAAATATCTTGTTATTGGTGTCTGATGCCGGTACGGTGAATGTTTGCGTATAATCGGTAAAAA